TACCATTATGACAAACGATTTATTCCACCAAATATCAAAAGCAGAAGTATTCACTTATCATCTTGTAGATGGTAGTTACATAGTAGCAGAAGAGTTCGACTACGATGAAAAAAATAATGTGATATTCACGACAGCACCAGCCAGACTCATTACACGTAGAGACGGGTATGCATTAATGGATTGGTCAATAATTGACAGTGATGAAATTACTCAGCTGATGGGTGATAAAGTTATAACTCGCTCAGAAGCTCCGTTCGAATTAAAGAAACATTATAATAAATATCTTCTGGCTATTAAACTTCGTCACCACTTAGACCACGATGAATTACAAGAAGTACTGAATGAATCTTTTAATTCCTTAGATGAATTTGATTCTAATGATTCAGACGAAGATGAAGCAGAATTTGATGTTGAAGAAACAGAGAAACACCATCGAAGATTTGAATGGAAACCCGAATGGGATAATATAAAGCCAGATGATCTTTCTAATAACTAGTTAGTCTTTGTTTTGATTAAACCAATTATAAGACTTTTTATAAACATTGTCAAATAAAAAATACGTATTTCGAATATCACTTTTTGTTTGACAACACTATCAATACAATATAATATAACAATATGAAAAAATTAATTATACTAATGTTAGCTCTAGCAGCTTCGAATATGTATGCATCTGATAGAGTAAAAGACGCTCTTGTTGGAGGTATACTTGGTGCAGTCATTGGCAATAATATTGGAGACGGCGATTCAAAGTCAGGTGCTGTTATCGGTGCGATCTCTGGCGTTATTGTAGGTAACAAACATCATTCACCTCACCGTGGATCACAATACCACGTTCGTCAACACACACAAAATCATTATCACAACATTAGAAGTGGTGGATGTAACTGTGGTGTTAAAACAATTCGTATTGAAGAAAGAGTGTGGATACCTGAAAGAAAAGTTTATGATTCATGTGGTAGACTTTTATACATTGAACCTGGTCGCTATGAAACATCTTATAAGTTTCGTTCAGTGCCGGTGTCTGTATGCGGAAGATAATTTAAAATAATATATTATGGCAAGAAGAGCAAAAGAACACTATGTAAACAATAAAGAATTTTCTCATGCAGTCGTTGACTATGTTAATTCAGTTAACGAGGCGAGAGCAAAAGAAAAAGTAGAACCAAAGATAACTAATTATATCGGTTCATGCTTTTTAAAAATTAGTGAAGGTCTTTCGCATAAGCCTAACTTTTTTTCCTATACCTACAGAGAAGAGATGGTTATGGACGCTGTTGAAAATTGTATTAAAGCAATTATGAACTACAACATTGAGAAAGCTACTAGAACAGGTCTTCCAAACGCATTTGCCTACTTTACACAAATATCATATTATGCATTTTTACGACGAATTGCTAAAGAAAAAAAACAACAAGACATTAAAGAACGGTACATTGATTATGCAGGTGCTGACGCTTTCGCTGACTTTGATGGTGATACTGATTCAGAATTTATTGTCGATCAAGTAAGACAAAAATCACAATGGATTCGCGAAAAAGATAACGCTATTAAAGCCTTTGGAAAACAGGAAAAGAAAAAGCAACGGGCTAAAAGAAAAGTTATTGACTCTTTCGAAGAATTCTATATAGTATAACTATATGAAAATCGCTATTTTGAATGACACTCACGCGGGTGTCAAAAATGGCTCTGATATATTCCTAGACTATTCAGAGCGTTTTTATAATAATACATTCTTTCCTTATATAAAGGAGAATAACATTAAGAAAATATTACATCTTGGTGATTATTTTGAGCATCGTAAATATGTTAACTTTAAAGTTCTTAAACGTAACTATGAGCACTTTATATCAAAGCTTGAAGAATATGATATTACTATGGATATTATACCAGGTAATCACGATGTTTATTATAAAAATACAAATGACATAAACTCTTTAGATGAAATACTAAGTCAATATGATCGCATTACAATATATTCTAAGCCTACTGATATTAATTACGACGGTTGCCATATTATGGTGTTGCCTTGGCTTTGTTCCGAAAATTCAGAAGAGTTTATGGAATTGGTTAATAAGTCTACTTCCACGATTCTTGCAGGACATCTTGAACTCGACGGATTTGAAATGATGCAAGGTGTTCGTGCCACACACGGTATGGACAAAAAAGTATTTGATAAATTTGATTTAGTTCTATCTGGTCATTATCATACAAAAAGTACACAAGGAAATATTCATTATCTTGGTACACAGTATCAATTAACATGGGCAGATGCTGCAGATGAAAAACATTTTCACGTATTTGATACAGATACTCGTGAGTTAACACCTATACATAACCCCGATAAAATATTTTACAAATTAAATTATGACGAAAACAATCCACCTAAGATTGACAACCGTTACAAAAATTGTTATATTAAAGCTATAATATTAAATAAAAAAGATTTATACGCTTTTGACCAATGGTATGATAAACTTAATAAAGTTGAGCCCTTTGAAGTTCGAGTAATAGAAAACTTTGAAGAGTACCTTGGAGAGAACGTTGATGACGACGGAGTGGATACTGTTGACACATCTAGTTTACTTAATAGCTATATTGATTCTACTGACACAAACTTAAATAAAGAAATACTGAAGAAACTGATGCATGAGCTTTTCGTTGAAGCTCAAGATGTAAGTACTATATGATTATATTTGAAAAGCTACGTTACAAAAATTTTCTATCAACAGGAAACAAACAAATAGAAATTGATTTGAATAATGCTTCGGCTACGTTAGTAGTTGGGTCGAATGGCGCAGGGAAGTCTACTATGCTTGATGCTCTTTCGTTTGGTTTATTTGGTAAGCCACACCGTAACATTAATAAAACACAATTAGTTAATTCAATTAATAATAAAGCAACTGAAGTTGAAGTTGAATTTAAAATCGGGCCCAATAATTTTAAAGTTTCTCGTGGAATTAAACCCACAAGATTTGAAGTCTACCAAAACGGAAACCTTTTGAACCAAGAATCGCATTCCCGCGATTACCAAAAGATACTTGAGAACAACATACTAAAACTAAATCACAAATCTTTTCATCAGGTTGTGGTTCTTGGTTCATCTAACTTTGTTCCTTTTATGCAGCTACCGTCTCATCAAAGACGCACTGTGATTGAGGACTTACTTGATATTGGAGTATTTACAACGATGAATACTCTAGTGAAAGAACGTTCCGCAAAGTTAAAACAACAGATTATTAAAACTCAATCTGATATTCGTATATGTGAAGAATCAATAAGGCTTCAGAAAAAACACATTAAACAACTTCAGCAAATTGATTTAAATCAAGCAACAAAGAATCAAAAGAAAATTGATGAACTCGAATCAGAAAAAGAATTACTCATAAAACGAAACGAAGAGATACACGATAATTATACAGAGAAAGAACCATATCTTTCGGGTGATATCAAAGCAGTTAGTACAAAAGAAAAAACTGTTTCGTCTGAACTACGAGAAAACGAATTTACTGTAAAGGGTTTAATAAAGAAAGATAAGTTTCTTGCGGATAATGAAGTTTGTCCTACGTGTAGTCAAGCAATTGATTCAGATTTTGCAGCGTCTGAAAGAAATAAATTAAAAGAAGAAAGCGATAAGTATCTTAAAGAAATTAGTAAGCTAGGAGTTATTAAAAACGAATTAATAAGAGAGCTAAAAGAGATTAAAGAAAAGCACTCGCTACTTACAAGTACACTCTCTGATATACGAATAAATGATTCTACAATTGCAAATATTGATGCTCAAGTTAAAAGACTTTCGTCAGTAGAAGAAACACAGTCTATTGATACTACTAAAGCTGAAAGAGAACTAAACACTCAGAACGAAAACTTTAAAGAGCTTTCAAAAACATCGACTGGCCAAACTTCTATAAAAGCTTATATCGATGCTATATTTGAATTGTTAAAAGATACGGGGATTAAAACAAAAGTAATACGTCAGTATCTGCCTGTAATGAATAAGCTAATTAATCAGTACTTGCAGATACTTGACTTCTTTGTTTCGTTTACTCTAGATGAATCATTTAATGAAACGATTAAATCTCGCTATCGCGATGAATTTTCTTATGCTTCTTTTTCCGAAGGTGAGAAACAACGTATTGATCTGGCTCTACTCTTTAGTTGGAGGCAAGTGGCAAGAATGAAAAACTCTGCTAACACGAATCTACTAATGTTAGATGAAACATTTGATTCATCACTCGATGCAGAAGGTGTAGATAATCTACTTAAAATACTTTATACGTTAAAGAAAGATACTAATGTGTTTATTATTTCACACAAACAAGATATGTTAGATGGTAAATTTCCTGCAAAACTGACGTTTTCTAAGCAAAACAATTTTAGTTATTGCACAAGTAGTTAATACACAACGAAATAAACTCCTGTACAAATCAACATAATTATAGTATAATAGTACTATGATTGATTTAGTACTGTTTATAAAACTCGGCATGCGATTCTGCGTGCTTTTTAGAAAAAGTTTTTTAAAACATTCTAAGTCTTTGTTCAACAACAATTTAAACTTGTTGACAAAATCATCAAAATATAGTATAATATTATTATAAGATTGATTAAGACCTATGATAAATTTTGAAAACCAATCCACTCTAGCAAGGCTACTCGCCAAAGAAAATATTACGGTTACTACCGGTAATATGAAAACAGCGTACTTTGACGTTAAGAATCGTACTCTCGGACTTCCTGCTTGGAAAAACCGAGGCAAAGACGTTTATGATATGTTGACCGGCCACGAAGTCGGACATGCTCTTTATACTCCCGCTGATGCTGTTGAGCGTCTCAAAGAACGTTGTGGTTCAATACCATTTGACGTTTGTAATATTGTAGAAGACATTCGTATTGAACGTCTGATTCAAAAAACATATCCTGGTTTACCACGAGTTTTCAACAAAGCTTATACAGCACTTACTGAAGATGACTTCTTCGGTATTCGTGGTAAAGATGTCGATTCTCTCAAGTTTCTTGACCGACTTAACCTTCGCGGCAAAATCGGCAATCTTGCTGAGATTCCACTCAACGACGAAGAGGAGTCAATTTACAACAAATGTGTAGAGGCCGAATCATTTGATGACGTTCTTGAGGTTTGTGCAGAAATTAAAGAATTTATTGAAAACAACCCTGAGCCAGAAGAGTCAGAGTCTAACGATCCAATGTGCGGAGAAGACAGCGATGAGACCGATGAGACACCTGATACACCTGACACGGAGTCTAATGACGACAACGAGGGTGAAGAAAGTGATGACGGTACTGAGTCTCACAGTCAAGCGACTGATGAAACTGACGAAGAGCCTGAAGCTGATACATCTTCTGCTGATATCAAGTCAGAAAATGACGACGAGAGCGAAACATCTAATACTGATGACCAAAATGAAAAGGGTGAAAAGGGCGAGCCCGAGCCACCTAAAGATTTTGTTTCAGATACGTTAGCAGATTTTGATCGTGCACTTGAAGGTGAAGTCGATGCTCCAAAAGACAATGGTTACACACCACTTCTTGCTCCTCGTAGAGAATACATTTACGATACAATTGTCGATTACAAGACTCTTGCCAAATCTCGTGAAGACGGTAAGATTGTAAAGGGTATCGGTGATCTTGACGAATCTCGGATTGCTAACTACAAAGAATTTAAAAAAGTCACTAACAAGAAAGTCGGTACTTTGGTTCGCGAGTTCGAACAAAGAAAAGCTGCTTATCAATACTCAAGGGCTTCTCAAGCTCGGACAGGTAAGCTTGATGTTAATAAGCTCCACGCTTACAAGATGACAGATGAGATTTTCCTCAGTCAAACAAAATTGGCTAATGCTAAATCACACGGAATGATTTTCTTGCTCGACTACTCTGGTTCAATGTCTAATGTATTAGGCGACGTCC